TGCTGAAACCGGACCTCGCAAGTCCATGCTGAAACCGGACCTCGCAAGTCCATGCTGATATCGGGTCTCGCAAACCTATAAGTCGCAATGACTTATCTTAAGTTGTTAGTTTTTAAGCTTAAGGATATACAATGGCAATTACGACAACGTCGGTATTAGCGCCTCAAGTGCAGCTAAGTTTCAACAAGAAACTTTTAGCTATACCGACACCAAATCTCATACATAAGATTCCTGCTGAGATGTATACACTGCCAAAAAACGGTGGCGATACACTTCGCATGACTCGATACAACAGACTCCCATCTTCTCTTGTTCCTTTGGGGAATTCTGGTGTAACTCCTCCTTCTACAACAATGTCAGCCATGAATATTGATGCTAAAGTTAGTTACTATGGTCAATACGTAGAAATAAACGAGCAATGTACTTTACAGCGCAGTGACCCTGTATTGAATTCGGTAGCTGAAGAACTTGGCAAGGCAATGCGTCTTACTGAAGATGAATTGACTCGCAATATGCTTCAAACTACAGCGTCATTTATAAACTGTGTTGGTGGAGTAAATGGTGACACTCCTACAGAATTAACACGCAGTGATATTGATGAAGTTGTTTCAAGACTTCTTGGTCAAGATGGCGAAATGTTTACTGATATTATTCAAGGTGAAAATCGCTTTGGAACAGCACCAGTTAGAAATGCCTATCTTGCATTAGCTCATACAAAAATAACTGCATCTCTTGGTAATGTTGCTGGATTTATTCATACATCTCAGTATCCAAGTCAAACAGATGTTAAACCGTCTGAATGGGGAAACGTTGCTAATGTGCGGTTCTTTGTTTCTTCTAATGGTTCTGTAACTCCTAATTCTTCGATGCTTAGCAAAGATATTTATAATGTTTTTGTTTGTGCAAGACAAGCCATAGGTGTTGTTGATCAAGAAGGTTACAATGCTGAAATGATTTATAATGGTCCAGAATTAAATGGTCCGTTACGTCTAAACAGTACAGCTGGCTATAAGTTTGCTGGAGCCTATCGAATCCTAAATGATGCGTGGGTAATGAATCTACGTTGCACATTATAAGAAAGGAAGATGATGGCTTACAATACAATTAGGCAACAAGGTCGCTTTACTTCTTCAGGTGAAACTGAAGTTATTAAATTGCGCTCTGATATTGATTGGTTTCGTACGTACAACTATACAGTAACTGCCGCTGGTGGTGCTGCAACAGCTGTAGAAACATGGTGGATGCGCGGAATGGATGCAGATACTGGTTTCATTAGAAACAAGTTAGCTGCTGATGATTCAACAACCGCTGAAGTTATGGCGACTGGTGGATATAGTTATATTAATACTGCTACAGATGCTGAACTCAGTGCTGCTATAGCAAGTACAGGTATAACTGCCGCTTCTCCTCCTCTTTTGACAATGGTGGCTACAGCTGGTGTTGTTGAAGGCAATGTTCTCAGAATAGGTAATCATCCTGGCGCATTGCAATTTGGTGGCATTGACTTTGAAATAGGTACAGTTGTAGGGAATACATCATGTGAACTTGTTTATGCTCCTCAACCAGTTGCAACATTACTCGCTGGTGAATTCCGTTTAGTTAATACGCCTCGCGCTTTCTATCCAAGAAATCGATACATTGGTGCTATTACAGCAGCAAACCCTGGTGTTGTTACTACAACTGTTTCTCATGGTTACACAGTTGGTCAAATGATAACCTTCCGAATCTCTTCTGATTATGGAATGGTAGAACTTGATGGACTTACAGCAACAGTTACTGCCGTTACAGCTTCAACTATAACGACAGATATAGATACAAGTGCATTTACCGCATTTGCATGGCCTTTGACCGCAGCTGTTCCTATTACACCTGCACAAGTTGTGCCTGTTGGTGAATCTAGCCTTGATACATACATTGGCCTTACAAATGACGCTACAGTTGATAATGGTTACATTGCTATGTCTCTTGCTGCTGGAACTACAAGTCCTGCTGGCGCTGTAAACGATGTTATTTACTGGGAGGCTGGAAAGTCTTTTAGCGTAACTAACGAGTAGAATACATGACTATGGGGGGAGGAAACTCCTCCCATCTAACAAAAGGAATGGTATGCCTAAAGAAAAACAACAAGCAAAAGCTTTTATTGACCCTGAAGAAAGACAAAAACAATTAATTGAAGAGCGAAGAATTAAAGAGAATAAAATAGTTCGTGGAAGATTCGAATATAAGGAAGTAAAAAACGGTCATCTAAATTTTGCATATAGAAAATTTAAGAAAGATGGAATTCGCGAGTATACACTTGTTGACGATCAGGTCTACGAGTTGCCTTTGGGTGTTGCAATACATTTAAACAAAAGCGGGAAATACCCAATACATCATCACACTAAAGATAAAGATGGAAATACTGTTTCGTCTGTTGGTAGTTTTGAATCACGTTATAGTTTTCACAGCCTCGATTTTACAGATATTTCTGACTCGGATTCTCTTGATGCAATGGGTCCAAGTCCTTTGATATAAATTCAATATGGTTTAAAGAGGAGGGTAGTCATGGCAGATTCTACATTAGCAGCAATACGTAAAAAAGTTAGAAGGTTAACTCGTACACCTTCTGAGCAACAACTTTCAAATGCGGATATTGATGAATACATAAACACATTTATATTGTACGACCTTCCTCAAACCATAAGGCTATTTAGTCTTAGAAAGACTCTTACTTTTTATACTGATCCAAATGTTGATGTTTATGAAACAAATGCAATAGTTGGTGATCCATTAGAAAATTTTGAGAATAAATATACCGCTGTATACACACCTATTTATGTTGCTGGATATGAGGCATGTTTGTATCAGTCAGAAGCTGGATTTTACGAAGCGTATCCTCTAACAAACAATATTTCAACAGAAACGACTGGGAATGGGGTTATAGTAAACTTTGCTGGAACTCTAAGTAATGTTCCTATTGTTTCAAATCGAGTTGTTTTCAATTCCATTGATGCAAATAATAATGGTTTAGAGTTGCATGATGACGGACTAGGAGTTTTGTCTGGAGATGGAGTTGGTACAATCGATTATATTACTGGGGCATACACTCTTGCATGGACAGTTGCTCCCGCTTCTGGGAAAAACATTAATAGTCTCACAGTTCCATATACCGCAGCACGTCCTGATACTGTTTTATATTTTAACAATAAATTTACTGTGCGACCCATTCCCGACCAGGTATATCCTATCCAAGTTGAGGTAGATGTTCGCCCCAATGAATTATTAGCCACTGGGACAAGTCCAGATCTTGAGCAATGGTCACAACTTATATCGTATGGTGCTGCAAAAAAAGTGTTTGAAGATCGTGGAACTCTGGAAGATGTACAGGCTATCTTGCCAGAACTTAAGAATCAGGAAATTCTTGTTTTAAGACGGTCAAACGCTCAAGTATCGCAGAATAGAACAGATACTATATATAAAGATTAGATTTGGATTTTAAAAGGAGATAGTTATGGCATATAATCCTGCAATACCACAACCAACAGACCGTATCAGTGATTCACAAGCACCTATACTTGCAAACTTTATAGCTCTTGATGCTGCCATTTTAGTTGATCATGTTGCATTGAATGCTGTAGGACAAGGAAAACATAAACAAATAACATTGCCTGAATCAGCCGCTGCTCCAGTAACAGGAGCAAATGAGGCAGTTGTTTACTCTAGAGAAGGTGCTTTTTCAGGTCAGACAGAGTTAGTTTTTAAACGCGAAGGGAATCCTGCTACTGTAACAGAAATGACTTCTGCGGGTTCTGGGTGGACAATGCTACCATCAGGTGTTCTTATTAAGTTTGGATCAAGTTCTCCTGCAACTGGACTTACAACAATTACATATGGAGTTGGCCCATCTCTACCGGTATTTAAGGCAGGATCACCATTTAATGTGTTTGTTTCACCAGTAGAGTCAACAGCAGGTGATGTGAATGTAGCTGTGAGACTTGTTAGTTATTCAACTACAGATATTGTTGTCTATGTATCTAAACGATATAATTCTGGTGCAGCAGCTACTCCAACAAAAATAAATTTCTTTGCGTTAGGCCTTCCTGCTTAGGAGTTTAAAATGCTTGATCAATTTCTTATAGCTCCTATTGTCGAAGGTATGCAAACAAATATTGAGCCATGGCTTTTACCTGAGAATGCATTTGCAAAACTACAAAATGCTTATGTATGGCGTGGAAGAATACGAAAACGTTTTGGTGCTACTTTTATTCTTAATTCTAATGCAGTTGATGGCTTTGAGCAGCTCCAATCAAGACTACGCATTAATATTGGTAGTACTAATGCAGGCGGAGATATTGCTTGGGGTGGATCTCCTTTGCCAGGAATACAGTTTAAAGTAGGACAGATGTTCTCTATAGGTACTGATCTATTTACAGTAACTACGCTTGGTTCTGCAAATATGATAACCAACAGCGCAACAGCGACTGTTTTTACATTTGATACAACCAATGGTCATTATACTATTACAGGCGCAGATGTCGGTGGAGCCCCAACTGTCTGCTATTTTTATCCTGCAGAACCAGTTATGGGTTTTATTAACTATGAAGTTGCAGCTATAAACGATGAGCCAACATATGCTTTTGATACGCAATTTGCTTATGCATATACAGCAGCAGGTTGGGTGCGACTTGGAACTGCTTTATGGTCTGGATCTAATTCTCAATTTTTCTTAGGAGTGAATCATAGAGGGGCTACGGCTTCTTCAACTCTTCTTTTTGTAACAAATAATAAACCCACAGATAACATTAAATATTGGGATGGTGCTACATGGAATGGAGTTGCTTATAAGCCTTTATATTCATTAGCTGCAACAGACACAATAGATAGTTGCAGGCTTATTGTTTCCTTTAAGGGGAGACTTTTATTTCTAAATACTTGGGAAACTTTAGGAGCAGGAGCATCAACTAATTATAAGAATAGAGTTAGATACTCAAAGATTGGGTCTCCTTTAGACGCAGATTCATTTGTTGAAGGAGAGTATACATCTGGTCGTGGTGGATTCTTAGATGCAACTACCAAAGAGGCAATAATATCTGCAAAAATACTTCGTGATCGTCTAATTGTATTTTTTGAGAGAAGCACTTGGGAATTAGTAGACACTGGTAATAGTGCTAAGCCATTTGTGTTTCAAAAAGTTAACTCTGAGCTTGGTGTAGAATCTACATTTTCTACTGTGTTATTTGACAAGGTTCTTCTTGGTATAGGCAATGTTGGAATTCATGCGTGTAATGGCGCAAACGTTGAGCGTATAGATGAAAGGATACCTCAAGAGGTCTTTAGATTTCACAATGGAAGTGATGGGATAGAAAGAGTATATGGTATTAGAGATTACTATACGGAGATGGTTTATTGGTCGATTCCAGGTCAAGAAAATAATCCAACATTTCCAACCAAGGTACTTGTCTATAATTATATAGATAAAACATGGTCGATGAATGATGATTCTATTACATGTTTTGGATACATACAGAATCTTGATGATGAAACATGGGCGATTATTGATGGTGAGTGGCAAGACAATCAGAATGTCTGGAATTCTGGAGTTTTACAGTCAAAATTCAGAAAAGTGATAGCTGGCAATCAAGAAGGTTATACCTTTTTAATTGATGGAGACATGTCAAGAAATGCCCCAGTTTTACAAATCTCACAACTTTCTAATTTAGCCGGAGTAGTTACAGTAACATCGGTAAATCACAATCTTTTTGCAGGAGATTATGTTCTTATAGAGAATGTTTTAGGTAATGATGCATCAGGACCTCCTCCTAATCCAGTTGATATGAAGGTTGATGGAGTTTATAAAGTTCTTACAGTTGGAGCGACGGATACATTTACAATAAATGAGCCATTATTCACTGGAACTTACAGTGGTGCTGGGACTATTAGTCGCGTTAGCATAATAGACATTAAGACAAAGGCATATAACTTTTATCAAAAACAGGGCGGCAATCTTTTTATTCCAAAAGTTGAGTATTACGTGGACAATATTGAGTCTGGTCAGATTATGACTGATTATTATACGTCTGATTCTAGCTTGTCTATGGTTGACGAGGGAGAAACGTCTAATGCGGCCTTTGGAACTTCTATTTTAGAAACTGCACCGTATCCAGACAACACGATGGAAGCAACGCAAAAGAAATTCTGGCATACGATTTACTTACAAGCTGAAGGCGAGACTATACAGTTGCATCTTTATATAAGTGACGCTCAATTGGCTAGAGAAGCTGATAGTTCAAATAAAGACGCAATATTAAATATTGCTGTAAGTGATTTTAGGTTAAACGCTATAAATATCTACTCTAGGATGGTAAATAGATAATTAGCTTTTAATGTACTCTAGAACTACATAGCAGTCGGTGTAAAGAGATTGATCTTTTCCGACTGTTATATTTACGTTAGTTTGATCGACCCACAGTTCAATAATTTCATTTGCTGTTGCAGAAGCATATGGTATTGGTCTATATAGGAATCCAGTTTTATTTGATGCTACACCATAGATTCTAGTGAACTTAAAGTCGAAAGAAACTGATGCGCCGGTTATTGTTATTCCGTGTGCAACTTGTGTGTTTCCTGCGGCATTTTTAAGTGCTCCAAAGTCTATTACTTTTCTAAAGACTTGTCTTTCTGTTGGGGTTGTTGTGCTTGATGAGTGCAATGATTTGTTAGCAAACCATGTTTGCCCATTTACGAATTCAGTTTCCTTGTAGATGCCGGTATCTTTTTTGTTTGTTACTATAGCGATCTTATTGGTTAGTTGATAAAGCCTTATTAAAAAATCTCTGAAGTTTGGGCTGTTAATATCAATGTTATCAATTATAGATCTATCAAAAGTGTCTGTTGTTGTAAGAAATAAACCTTCATCTATTCCATTAGCCATTTGCGTCCTTTCTTTTAACGTATTGTAAATTTATATCTATTATAGGTGATGGAAAAATAATACGCTTATATGCGATGATTTTAATTTTTAATTAGGAGAAAATGATGGCTTTTTTTAGTGACACTCCAGGTAGATATGAACGTACTCCTCGTTATTCTCAACCGCAACAAGGTGGGTTTGATTTATTGAGACAGCTTGGTATGTCTGGACTACAAAAAGGCCCAGCTGATTTTCAACCAATAGAAGATCTTATAAGATATCAGCATAATACAAAGACTCTTCCTGCTTTAGCTCAAAACTATGCATCACAAGGATCATTAAACTCAAGTGCATTTAATGAAGCAAACAGAACTGCTGGCGAAAGAATGGATCTTGGTTTGGGAGCTCTTAGATCACAACACGGACTACAACAACAGAGCCAGTTAATGAAAATGCTTGGTATGGGGCTACAACCACAAGATGAGATAAATTATATTCCTGGTACGCCTAGTACCGCAGGAATGCTTGGTGGATCATTATTGCAAGGACTTGGTGAGTATGGTCCAATGGCCTTGTCACAGATGTTTAATAATGATTATGGACAACAGGGTGATGGTGGACAACAGGGTGCTGGTGGAGCAGATGCTGGTGGCAAAATGAGCTTAGCGCAACGTTTAATTCCTATTGTTAGTGGAACTGCAAGTGGAGCAATGAAGGGAGGTCATGTTGGCGCTGCGGTTGGTGGTGGAATGGCTGCATTGACTCAACTATTACAATATTTAGGAAGTAGAAACAGTGGGCAACAACAATCTGGAAATGTCCAATTAGATGTTCCAAGATATAAAATTTAAGGAGAGTCTTATGGCTATTAATGTTCTTCAGCCAGATCGCACAACTGGTGAGTTATTAGCAACTGGGCTTGGTTCAGGTTTGTCTAAAGGGTTAAGGCTTTTAGCAAAATATAAGATGGAAAATCTTCAGAAGAAGAATTTCTTCAATTCTCTTGTACAAGCAAATATTCCTGCAGATATTGCAAACGCAGTAGTAAATACACCGGAGGGATCGCAAAGGACCTTGTTAAGTTCTTTGTTGAATTCTTTAAATAGAGAACAGAGCTTAGTAGTTCCAAATGAGAAACAAGATAGTCATCCACAGGGAAAGTTTGATATATATAATTTTCGTCGACAGTTATTAAATTATGCAAAAAAGACTGGTAAAAGCCCTCTTTATTTGAAAAATCAACTTTTACAGAAAGGGCTTTCTACTGAAGAGGCTGATACTCTTTTAGGTAGCAAGCCAGATGATAAAGCTATTAAGTATTTTCTGAGTAAAGCAAATAATGATCCAAAAAAAGCCAGGATGCTTGCTAAGAAATTTGGGTATGAGGTTTAATAATGGAAGAAGACCGTTTTACTTTATTGTCTAAAGAAAATAAACAAAACAGTAGTGCAATAAAAAATCAAGTTATACCAGATCGTTTTGATGAAATTTCAAAACTTCAAGTTCCTACAGCAGCAAGTTCAACAAATGCATCTGTAAGCTCAGCTTTTCAAGGTTCTCCTGCGAATAAACCTGCTAACTCAGATCGATCATGGGGCGAAGCATTTTTACGTGGAAGTAGATCTGGAGTAAGCGGTCTTATAACTGGACATAAACGCGAAGCGGCTCCAAAGGATGAGGGATGGGGTGAATATTTAGCTTCACTTGCAGGGGAATTGATTTCTGATACACCTGCTTTTTGGGCTGGTGGAGAGTTAGGGGCTATGGGTGGAGCTGCTCTTGGCTCTGTTATTCCTGGAGCAGGTACTGGAGTAGGAGCGCTACTAGGAGGTGGTGCTGGAGCTATGGCTATGCCGTCTCTAATTAAGAATTCATTTGGTGAATATGAAGATTTTATTGAGTCTGGTGGAGATCTTACGTTCGGTGACTTCCTAGAGAGAGCTGGTAGAATTTCCAAAGAAACTGGTAAAGCTGCTACTGTTGGTGTTGCGACTGCTGGAATGTCTAAGTTTTTACCCTTTTTAAGAAAAATTCCTAAATTTGAGAAGCTTCTTAATACAAAACCTGGACGCATTGCAGCTGAAACAGGACTTGAGTTTGCTGGACTTACTGGTTCACAAGCAGCAATTGAAGGGGAACTCCCTTCTGCTAAACAGTTAGTAGGTAATATTGCTACTATTGGTGCAATGAAGGGATCTAGAAAAGCAGGAGAGGTAGTAGGCAAGGTTGCTAAACAGCTTGCTAAAAATCCTTTGCAAAAAAGTTCCATTAAATTTACTAAAGATAAGTCTCCTGAAACTAAAGTTTCTAAAATAAAAGATGCTTTTATAGAAAAAGCTAAAAAGTTTTTACCAGAAGAAATGCAGAGGCGTTTAACACAAGAATCAAAGCGAAGATATGCTCAATCGGAAGAACTTTTAAAATCGTATGTTGGATCAAAGAATGCTGCGATAGTTAAGAGAGCGTTTGAGTGGCAAGAAAAGCAAGTTGAATACGAGAAGAAAGGTGGAAAGTTTACAAAGAAACAGCTTTCTGAAATGAAGTACTATGCGCAGAAAACTGGTGATCCTAATATTGGCGTGGAAGATTCGTTTGCTGATGTATCACAACGTTTACCCAAACACGCAAAAGCCTTTGTTGATGAGGTAATACGTCCACATTTAAAAGAATCTCTAAAGACTTGGAACGAGCATCCTGCTACAAGAGACATTAACCCGCGCAAAGGACTAGAAGAATATTATCTTCCAGGAGTTTATAAAGAAGTCTCAAAATCAAAGATGCGTGAGATTGAGCATAAAATAAGAACAAAATTAAAGATAAAGAATCCATTTTCCAGTACAAAAAACTTTCTTACATATAATGAAGCCGCAATTGAAGGTGGTTTGAAACCGCGCTTTGACAATATTGTTGACTTAATGCGCCATTTTGACGAGGTAAACATCAAGACTATGCACTCAGCAGAATTAATGAATAAGATAAAATCTTATCAGGAGCAAACAAAAGATAAAATTATTGTTACTGCGAATAATCCTGAAGAGTATGCATCAGCCCAACGTGAAGGTTTTGTTGAGTTTGAAGATGCCTTATTACGTTCATACCGAAATAAAGAGGGAAAATTTGTAAGGACAGAGTCTCCAGCCTTAGTGCAACCAGAGTTTGCAAGATCTTTTAGGGGGGTCTTTACCAAGGAAGCATATCGTCCTGATAGTAATTTCTGGAAAGCTACAGATTTTGCGAAAAATCAAGTAAACGCAATGCGTGTTATGGCCTCACCATTTCACTATTTTGCTATAGGTGAGTCAATACTTGGAGCAAGAGGCTTTAAAGGCTTTAATTTAATGAATATGGCTTCCGAAGGAAGAAGGCTTCGCTCAAACAAGGAATTTATGGTTGAGGCTACTCGCCATGGTCTTGTTACCAAAAAACGCCTAGGCATTCCCGAGCTCCGTAAAGGTAATATGCTTCTTGAAAAGGGGCTTGATTTAATACTTGATAGTAATAGTCCTAAAATCATCAAAAATGGTATTGATAAAGTTAAAAAGGGTATGACGTATTTGTTTGATGAGTTCATCCCAAATGCAAAAGCAGTAATATATGATGAGACAGTTAACCGTGAACTTAGTGAATTTAAAAAAGAATATCATAGGCCTCCAAATAAAAAAGAAACAACAGCTATAAAACGTACTGTTGCAGAATGTGTGAATAATATTTTAGGTGGGCAAAATTGGGAAACAAGTAATATTCTTCGTGATCCAAAAATGAGAAAACGTGTTTCTAGAATAATTGCTTTTCCTGATTGGACTATATCTGCTGTGAAACAAGCCGCAGATGTTGGACACTCGGGACTTAAAGGAAAACTTGGACGTCGTTATACTGCAAAGTATTTGATTTATGGAAGTGCGGTATCTGCCTTTCTAAGAGCAGTTTTTGGAGGGCTAGAACAATCAGATGAAGAAAACAAGTCTGTTAAAGGTATTAAGTTTAATCCTGTGAAGTCACTTGAAGCAATAAGAGATGTTAAAAATTATAAAGATTTCTTTAGTTTCCAACTTCCTGATGTACCACTTAAATATGGATCAAAAGATAATCAGGTTTTTAATCCTGGACGAGATGAAAAAGGCGTTAAACGAAAAGCACATTTCGGTAAACAATTATTTGAAGTAACTGAAGGATGGTTGCAGCATCCATTAGCAACGTTCTATAGTAAGGCCAATCCATTGTTAACAACACTTTATGAGCAATCAATGGGTCAAAGACCTACAAGAGATGGAACTTGGAAAATAGACAAAGCTTATTATCGTGGGAGAGAAGCCCCGTGGGGCGGAAAGCAGGGACTATGGGCACAAAAATGGTTAAGAGCTAAGCACTTATTAACACAGATAACACCATTTGCGCTTCGTAGTGGAGCAGCACAGTGGATATCTTCAGGCTTTGGATCTCTTCCAATTGCTAAACAGTACACACCATATAAAGCAGAAGATGATATTGAAAAAGCATTGTTGCTTAAGGATAAGAAGAAAAGCAAAGAGCATCTTGAAGGTATAAGAGTTGCTTTAAGAGCAAACAATTTTAAAGAAAATCAGATAAAATCGAGAGTAAACTTAGTAAGAAATCAACTCATAAAAGATGGAAAGCTTCCAGAAGCTCTTACCCTAAAAAGAGCAGAACCAAAAATGAAAGAGTATCTTTTGAGTAAAGATATAAAGAAGTTAAATGACCTTAGAAAAGAGCTACTAGAAACAGGTCAATACACTTCTAGAGGAGTTAACAATAGAATTTCTATGATAAGAAATCAAATAAAGAAGAATAAAGAAAAAGTTATTAGTTTGTAAATGGCTTCTTGATTAATGCCGCCTAACTTTTATTGATTTTTACTTTAAGCAAAGGATAGACGGCATTATAATTTCTTTAGATAATCTCTGATGAACAACAATTTACAGTGTCATCCCAAAGTGGCGGCCAATCTGTAGAATTACAAAGAGCAATCGAACACAATGCAACAAGACTGAATTGAATAATGAGAGAGTTAACACTGAACAAACTCTTGAGAACGTTTTTCATAGTAGCCCTATGATTAAATGGTTAAAAAAAGAGATAAAACAGCGATGGGGAGCTATATGACAGCTCCCCATATCTAGTACTAGCAAGGTACGCTCATACCTAACTACATCGTCCTTAAGTTTCCCCCGAAACCCTTCAAACATCTGAATCATTAAACTCGTTCTCTTTTTTTAACTGACTGATAATTGCTCTTATAACCCACTTTGTAGCAGTGCAGTTCTTATAAGCAGATCTTACTTTTATATCAGTGAACAAATCTATAGGTATTTCAACTGTGAGCCTTTTTCTCTCTAACTTCTCGTTTTTTTTCATTCTCTTTCCAGTTTTATAAAACAACCATATGTTAATATTATAACAAATAAAGCGAAAAGTCTTCTTGTTTGTTTAAATTACGTGTTTTACTGCAAAAGTATTACAAATTTATTCATTTTAAGGAGACAATGATGGCAATTTCTAGACGCCGCAAGAATGTTGCATATGGCGTCGGCCAACCTCTTTATGACCTTTCTCCTCAGCCTATTGTTTCAACACGTGCACCATCAACAAGCGATATGGCAGAGGTCGGCAGTCTATGGGTTAATAAGACTACTACTGCTGCATGGGTTCTAGCTAGCATTGCGTCTAATTCTGCTACATGGACTCCAACTACTATTAACGCTGGAGCAACTATTACCACTGGAAACCTTGTTGTAACAGCCGGTGATATTATAGCTACCGCCGGTGATATTACAGCCACAGCCGGTGACATTGTAGCAACTGCCGGGAACATTACAGCCACAGCCGGTGACATTGTAGCTACTGCTGGTGGTATTACGGCAACCGCTGGTGACATTACAGCAACCGCTGGTGATATTGTAGCGACTGCTGGTGGTATTACAGCAACCGCCGGTAATATTGTAGCTACTGCTGGTGGTATTACGGCAACCGCCGGTGATATTACAGCTACAGCCGGTAATATTGTAGCAACTGCTGGTGGTATTACAGCCACAGCGGGTGACATTGTAGCGACTGCTGGAGCGGTAGAAGCAGGAACTACGGTAACTGCTGGTACAGGTTTAACTGTTACGGCTGGTGGTTTAACTGTAACTGCTGGTGGTTTAACTGTAACTGCTGGTGGTTTAACTGTAAGCGCTGATGGGTTAACGGTTACTGCTGGTGGTATTGATGCTGTTGCTGGAAACATTGAAGCGACTTCTGGAAATATTGTTGGAAGAGGAGTTGTTTCAAAAGCTGACCCAGGAGCAGGAACCGCTGGAAGAAATACTTTTACAAGCGCTTCTGATTCTGGTTTGAGTACTGGTGTTGGGGCAGTACTAATGAAGACTGCAAACCCTGGAAATAGTGCAGGATGGATCAAAGTTTATGTTGGTGTCACCGAATGTTGGATACCTTTTTGGTCTAATATCTCACCAGCATAGATGCTTATAATGAGTATTTGGCAGCGCATTAGAATTAACTCTAATGCGCTGCCAGGCAAAGTGTTTCTCGTTAACTTGGATATTATTTATTGCTAATGATCACTAGAGATAAACTTTATAGGTAAGGATTTTTGCATGGAAAATAAGACACTAAAAGCAGATCAAAAGCTTAATATTAGTTTTGAAGTAAAAAAAGGTAACAATATCTATACCTTTTTGATGCCATATCAGTGTCCTTTAGGTGAAGCGTATGATGCAATCTATGAAGTTCTTTCTGACGTAGTAGATATGTCTAAAAGGGCGTACGAACAAGCTAAGCGAGAAGAAAAAAAAGAAGAATCTACTGATGATGCATCTTCAAAACAAGTAGAGTAGAGGCTTTTTATCTCTAAATGCATCTGGTTAGTATTCCTCGTCTAGTACTAGCCAGATGCTCTTTGAAAATTTTAATTAGGAGTGAGAGATGGGGATATCTAAATTTAGAGCAGAAGAGTTAAGAAGTTTAGCTTTTGGGTCAATTATTGCTGGGTATACAGCAATTGGAGACTCATATGCATATCCAATTAGTAAAATTTATGTTGTAAATAACACGGACGCACTTCTTACATTTTCATTTCAAGGGTCTACAGAAGATCATTTTGTTCTACCTTCTCTAGGTTTTCTGCTCTTAGATATAACTCTTGAAGCTAATAATCCTGACTATTTACCTGTTGGAGGTTCTTTGTACGTAAAACGTAATGGTATACCTACTTCTGGTTCCGTTTATCTAACAACTTTCTATGGTAGAAATAGATAATTAAACATAGAAAGGAGACGTTATGTCACAAGCTGGAAAATATGGATTAGGTGTAACTCCTCCAATTACAGTGCCAGATGGCGGCACAGGAGTTGTTACTATAACAGATCATTCTCTAGTTGTTGGTTCTGGCACTGGAGCAATTACAGCTTTAGCAGCTGCAGCAGATGGAGAAATTCCAATTGGCTCAACTGGGGCTGATCCAGTCCTTGCCAATATTACATCAACTGGTGGAACAGTAGTCATTACTAATGGAGCTGGAACTATTAATCTTGAATCAGCAGGTGCTGTACCAATACAATTTGATACAGATGCTGGTTCAGCTGTCCCTGCATTAGGAATTCTATCTGTGCTTGGAGGGCTTAATATAAACAGTGCTGGTGCAACTTCAGTTGTAACTATTAATTTGGATACAGCTTTAACCGGAACTGCCTCTCATGACTTTGCTACTGGTGGAAGAATTGGAACTGCTCTTCTTGCTGGCAATACTTTTACATTGGATGCTTATGATGTTGATGGAACTGCATATGTACCATTTATTACATTTACGGCTAACGATACACCAACATGCGATCTTAGTGCTAGTGTAACAATAGCAAGTTCATATATTTATCGTGCTGGTGGAACTGACATTCCTGTAACCGATGGTGGAACGGGCGTTTCTACCTTGACTGACCATGGCCTTGTGCTTGGTTCGGGTGCAGGAGCAGTTACTGTATTAGCTGAAGCTTCTGATGGACAAATCCCTATTGGTTCAACTGGAAATGATCCTGTACTAGCTACGCTTACAGGTGGCAACAATATTGGTATTGCGAACGCAGCAGGCTCTATTACAGTTAATGTTAATGGTACAACTCAATATGCACTTCAAGTTGGTGACGCCACGAACTCGCTAGATTCATTAGCAGTTGGTACTGCAAGTCAAATAATGCAATCTGGTGGTGCTGGGGCAAATCCAGCATGGAGCACTGCAACATACCCAGCAACAACAACACAAGGTGATCTGCTTTATAGTTCTTCTGATAACGTACTCGCATCGCTTGCAAAAGATGCAACAGCGACTAGATATTTGGCCAATACTGGAGCATCAAATAATCCTCAATGGGATCAAGTTGAATTAACTAATGGTGTGTCTGGAATTCTTCCTGTTACAAATGGTGGAACCGGACTTGCAGATCCAACAGATCATAGTGTTCTTATTGGTTCTGGTGCTGCAGCTATGACAGAACTAGCTATTGGTACTGATGGCCAAGTACTTCTTGGGTCTACTGGTGCCGACCCAGTATTCGCAACACTTACATCAACCGGAAGCACCGTTTCGTTTACGCCTGGAGCCGGCACTCTTAACTTAGAAACTGGTGGTGCTATTGCGGCTTCATTCCAAACTGATTCTGGAACTGCAACTCCTGCATTAGGTGTTCTTACTGTTTCTGGTGGAACAAATATTAACACAGCTGGAGCAGCAGCTGCTGTTACTGTAAATCTTGATACTGCTATTGCAGGAACCGTGTCTCATGATTTTGCTGCAACAGGAAGAATTGGAACTGGACTTGTTGCTACAAATGTTCTCACAATTGATGCATACGATGTTGATGGTGCCGCATATGTACCATTTATTACTCTTACTGCTAATGACACACCAACTTGCGATCTTGATACAGCGGTTACAATTGGAACTAAGTACATTTATAGAGCTGATGGTACAGACATACCTGTTGCAGATGGTGGAACAGGTCTAAGTACCGTAACAGCACATAATTTATTGATTGGCGATGGAACTAATGCATTAAATGAAGTTGCTGCTGGAACAGATGGTCAAGTCCTTCTTGGATCGACTGGCGCTGATAGTGTATTCGCAACACTTACATCAACCGGAAGCACCGTTGCGTTCACGCCTGGAGCGGGAACACTAAATCTTGAAACTGGAAGTGCAGTTTGCGCTTCTGTAACTACAGATTCAGGAAGTGCGGTTCCATCATCAGGAGTTCTTACCGTTGTTGGTGGAGTTGGATGTACTACTTCTGGGGCTGGTTCAACTGTGACAATTAATGCATCTGATCCTGGCATGCCTTTTATAGAAGCAACAGGTGCTACCCAAACAATTGCGACAAATACTGGTTATTTAACAAATAATGGTGCGCAACTTGTTTATACACTTCCAGCTACCGCTGCTGTTGGAGACAGATTTGCTGTTGTTGGTAATTCAGCGAACGGCTGGTCTATCACTCAAAACGCAGGTCAAACAATACATTATATTTCATTAGATTCTACAACTGGAGTTGGTGGATCACTTACATCAACAAATAGATATGCCTGTGTAGAACTTGTTTGTGTAACAACTAACACTGATTTTGTTGTACAAAACAGTTGCGGCAACATTAATGTTATTTAAGGAGATATAATGGCTGGAACAATACAAAATGCGATTGATGCTGGATTAGAAATTAAAGTCAGTAAAGGTGGGACTGGTGCTACTACATTAACAGACCACGGAGTTCTTGTTGGCTCCGGAACTAGCACGATTACGGCCTTATCTGTTGGAACAGACGGGCAGGTCCTTCTTGGGTCAAGTACTGCCGACCCAGTATTCGCAACACTTACATCAACCGGAAGCACCGTTGCGTTCACACCTGGAGCGGGAACACTAAATCTTGAAACTGGAAGTGCCGTTTGCGCTTCTGTAACTACAGATTCAGGAAGTGCGGTTCCATCAAGCGGAGTATTAACAATTGCTGGTGGCGGAGACGTCACCACATCAGGCTCAGGATCAACTGTAACAGTTACATGTACCGGCGGCGGTGGTGGTGGAATTACATGGTCTGCTATTACAGCAGATCTAGACCCTATGGTTGTGGATAATGGCTACATTTGTAATAAAGCTGGTCTATTAACTTTAACGCTTCCTACAACAGCTGCAGTTGGAACAACATTTAGAGTTACTGGAATGAATACTGATGCTGGATGGAAAGTGGAGCAAAATGCATCCCAACAAATACACTTTGGAGATGTTTCAACGACTTCTGGAACAGGTGGTTATTTAGCTTCAACACTCAAGCGAGACAGCATTGAATTAGTATGTGTTGTTGCAGACACGGAATTCAACGTCGTTTCTAATGAAGGCAATATTACAGTTGTATAATAAAGGGATATGTAATGGCCACACAAAATTCAATTTACAAAAAGACTCAAGATTTAACTGTAGACCCCGGTGCGTCCGGGGATAGCTTTGTACAGTTTGATATAAATGGTACTGGCGAGTTCCGTGTTGGTGTTGATGATACAGATGATTCATTTAGAATTTCACAGGGCTCAGCTTTAGGAACTAATGATACGTTTATAATGACAGCAGCTGGTGAAAGAACAATGCCTTTGCAACCAGCTTTTTTAGCAGTGTTGAGTACAACTCAGAACAACGTCACTGGAAACAACACGAAATATTCATATGTATGTGATACTGAGGTATTTGATCAGAATTCAGACTACAATAATACTACAGGTATATTTACAGCTCCGGTAACAGGTAGATATGTTATATCTGCAAGGATTTATCTTTCAGATTGCACTACGGTTGAGAACGTAACTATATGGATTGTCGCTAGCAATAGGTCTGCTTTTTCTGGTTATTCTCGTGAAGCTTCAAGTTCAGATATTTTTACAGAATTTACATTTATAGTTGATATGGATGCCGCAGATACAGTATATCCACAAGCTCGTTCTTATGGTGAAGGTGCTGACACTCTTGATTTAGAAGGTGTATCTGGAGTTGAAGCTAGAACAGCGTTTAGTGGTTATTTAGCTTGTTAGGAGAATTATATGGCTACTAACAATAGCATGAACGCTAAAGCTGAAAATCTTGTTATTGATCCAGGAACTGCTGGTGATTCTGCTTTGCAGTTTGACATAAATGGTACTAGTGAGTTTCGTATTGGTGTTGATGATACGGATGATTCGTTTAGAGTCTCTCAGGGTTCAGCTTTAGGAACCAATGATACGTTTGTAATGAATGATGCTGGGATTAGTAGGCTTGAGTTGCAACCAGCATTTTCTACTAAGCTTTCTAGTATAGTTTACAATGTTACAGGCGATGGTACTGAATATACAGTTATTTGGAATTCTGAAATATTTGATCAAAACAGTGACTTCAATACTTCTACTGGTACATTTACTGCACCAATAACTGGAAGATATTTTCTAACTGTTAACGTGTATTCAAATATTAATGATGTTTATACTAGTTCAGTTTTAAAGATTAAAACGAGCAATAGAACTTATTTAAATGGAATTAATCATCCATCTGCGGCTCCATATTCAAGTACTCCTCATGTTTGTGCAGTTGTTGATATGGATGCATCTGACACGGCATATGTAACATATACTGTGTCTGCTGCTACAAAAACATATTCTATATATAATGATTGGTGTTATTTTAGCGGCTACTTAGTCTGTTAAAAAGAGGACGGTGATGGTAAAAAAAGATTCAAGATTAATCAATTCTCGCAATCCTCTTTCATACTTGGGAAATAATGCGTATTCTCCTCCAAACATTGTTGAATTTGATCGTGCTCCAACTGTAGGTGATAATAAAAACGTATTTATTGGTGATATGTGGATTAACAATGCATCGTCTCCAATAAATTTGTATGTTCTTGTAAGTCTTGCTGCTGGTACTGCTACATGGCTTGAACTTACAACAGGAGTTACTCCTCCGTGGACTGTTCCGCAAGGCGGTACTGGGCAAGTTTCATTAACGGATCATGGTTTGCTCTTAGGTTCAGGAACAGGCGCTATAACACCGCTTGCTGAAGCCTCAAATGGACAAATCCCAATTGGATCCACAGGAAATAATCCTTCGCTAGCTACGCTTACAGCAGGAGCAGGAATAGGCATAGTTAATGCATCTGGCTCTATAACTATAAGTTCTACAGCAGCTACTCCTCCGTGGACTGTTCCGCAAGGCGGTACTGGGCAAGTTTCATTGACGGATCATGGTTTACTTTTAGGTTCAGGGACAGGCGCTATAACACCGCTTGCTGAAGCCTCAAATGGACAAATCCCAATTGGATCCACAGGAAATAATCCTTCGCTAGCTACGCTTACAGCGGGGGCAGGAATAGGCATAGTTAATGCAGCTGGTTCTATAACTATAAGTTCTACAGCAGCTACTCCTCCGTGGACTGTTCCGCAAGGCGGTACTGGGCAAGTTTCATTGACGGATCATGGTTTACTTTTAGGTTCAGGGACAGGCGCCATAACACCGCTTGCAGAGGCCTCAAATGGACAAATTCCAATTGGCTCTACGGGAAATGCTCCTACATTGGCTACGCTTACAGCAGGGGCAGGGATAGGTATAGCTAATGCAGCTGGTTCTATAACTATAAGTAACACTGGTGGCGGAAGTGGATCGTCGACTTGTTCATTCTTAGCGTATCAACCATCTTCAGTTAATGTTGGTGGTTCAGGAAGTTCTACATATTTAGGAAAATTAGTAACATTAACTGAAGTTTTTGACGTTGGCGGTGATTTTTATCCAGGAGATGGAGCTGGAACAGAAGCGGAGTTTGTAGCTCCTCAGACAGGTAAATATCTTATAACTTCTAATATATGGTGGGAAACCCAAAGTATTGGTTCTGGAGTCGGGACGGTTCTATATAACAATATACAGACCTCTAGTCGTGAATTTTGGAGCATATCAGCTATATATCCTAGCGGGACCGTTCGTTACGATCATTCACTTAAAAATGTGTCTACAATTGATTTAACAGCAGGAGACAGTGTTACGATTTACTGTCAAGCAGTAGGAGCAGGAATTAATTATATGAATGGAGATGCTACAGATGCTTATACATGGGTAAGTGGAACTTTGTTATAAACTTCTTAAATAAAGGATCGTTATGAAAGTAACAGTTGATGGCGTAGATATTTTCACTCTTTCGGATACACAAAAGAAAGTTATAAAGAACGAAATACAATCGGAAATATTTGATGCTGATATGAAGCGTCGAATTCAATGGGTTATAATGCACAAGTATGATCAATGCTTTAAGAAGCTTAAGACTGAGTGGGATACAAAATTAGTGGCTGCTGGTGTACAATCTGTTCCAACAGATAAGGATGCATATGCAGAGTTAGTTTTTTCTCAGCCAACGTATATGGATCGTTCTGCTAGGGAAGTTGTTTCTAAGGAAGCAGCTAAGTAGTATATATAAGAGTTGGAATTTTCTTCTCTTTCTTTTTGTTCGAATACCCACTATGGGCATCTAACCAAAGACCATAGTGGGTATTAGCATAGACTTTCGTCTACGTAGCAGTATTAAGACAATTGTATTGCTATATTAGCTTAAGGGGAAATTGATGGAATTTAGTCCAGTTATGCTTGTAGTTACTGCGACAATTTTCGCTTACGTGTCTATGTTTTTTCTTTTAAGGAGAATGAATTTGTAGCTACATCTTTGGCTAGCTGCGCTATGTTTAAGCATTTTGGGCTGCGTCTCATGGTTCTTCTCTGTTGTTTTTTTACATTATCTAAAGATGTAGGCTTTTGGGTATCTTCGCTGCAGTTAGCGAGAGTGTGTCCTAAAAGGAACGTGGTCAATGCGATAAGTTTTATTTTTAACATTTCTTCTCTTTGTGTTTTATTTCTGTTTAATGAATGATCTGATGTAATAAGATGCTTTATCAGGTGTTAGATCTGCGAGTGATTTCACTTTGCATTGTTCTAGGATTTTAGATTCAGCGCCGTTTCTGGTAGCAACGAGATCTTTAAGGAGTTTAAGTTGTTTTTCGCTTATTAATATTTCGCTTTCTTCTTCTCCAATACCAAGAACGTCTCTTGAGAGGTATCTTGCGAGTCTTGATAGAACTGATTGGCATTCTCCGGCTAGTACTCCGTCTGGTTCTTCTGTATATGGTGCAATGGTGATTGATTCGAAGAATTGGCCGCTTACGTGTTGTAGTCTGGCTCTAAAATACATTTTTGTACCGACAATGGTTCTATAGAAGAAGAATATGAGTCCGTTCTTTTGAAGAGCCATCTTTGTTGCATCTTTATAATCTTGAAGGGTAGCATACGCTCCGCGGTTTCCAGTTTTGCTCTTCTTAAGCTCACCATATTCGGGTAGAGCAGCACAAAAAGCGGTCATTAATAGATCGATGCTATCGGATTGAGTTTTGAGCTCTCTGTCCAAATTTGAACGCCCTAAAGCATACAACTTCATCTCAAGGTTAGAGATACGTTCTTTAAGCATTTGTTCATTTTCCATTTACAGTTTCCTTTATCTTTAATGAGTCTTTAACAAGCTCGAAACGCCTACCGTACTTCTTATTTGTCTCTTTTAAAGCCGCAGTGATAGAACTAATCAATGCTTTTCGTACCGCATCTTTAGTAACAAACTCTGAATGTATGTCTAATTCTTCGTCCATTATTTCCTCTGTTGGTAGAAGTGAAAGCTTATCAACGCTATTGTTTTTTCCATGTGACCATATGGATAATCCGATAAAAAATATAAACCAAATAGAGACAAACCATAGTGAGATTCTTGTATCCATAGAATCTGACATTGAAAATCGATCCATTTTATCCCTCCTTAACTTTAGACATTGAATACTGCTACTAATAAGTTAACATTACAGCCAACACATGTCAACTATGATCATTTATTGCATTAAGTGTACCCGCGTGATAGTTTATACATGAATGCACACATATATAAAGAAGGGTTTATTATGGGTTTGATTGATAAGAAAGGTCTTGAAGAAGTAAGATCTATGTTGTTGGATTATATGGTTGAGTGTGAGAAGGGGGTATTATTTTTTGCTAAAGATATTGGAATATCGCCTAATACTTTAAAGCGGGTTATATATCGCAAGGAAGTGTCTTTTAAGACGGTGGCTAAGGTGGTTAATTATCTAAAGAGAAAAAATAATCTTTATAGCTCTATCCGTGAAGGTGAGGCATAAAAATAGCTCCCTCTGAGGAAGGAGCTATTTAAGGCGTTTATCTTCTTTAGGGGTGGAAGATAAGAAAAGCCATATTTAGGGCACCATTATGTTAGTACATTGTATTTAGAATAACAATTAGATTTTAAAGCGAATTGTTGAAAAAATTCTCTAGAATAGTAATCTCATTCTCATGGAAATAGTCAATAAAAAAGAGAGCCTTTTAATCGGGCTCTCTCTTAAAATTTTATCCCTCAGTCCCCCCTCAGAGAAGAAAGATAACAACACAACCAAGGTATACATCAACAAGGAGTATTCCAAAGAGTACAAAACCCAGGAATGTTCCAAAGAAGTATACAAACCCAAAAGGAGTCTTGGTCTTGGAGTCCTGAAGTCCAGGTGTGTTCATGAGTCATGGAGTCCTGAAAACCAGGAGTGTTCATGAGCAATAATACATGTCTTTCTATTAGAAATCAACCACCAAAGAAAAATAAAGTTTCTAAGGGCGATGTTGAGTTATTAAAGACTCTTAGTCTGCATGGTCCTGATGCGTGTGATGCGTTTAGGGCTGAGCCGCTTAAGGTTCTGTTTTCGTTGGCTGAGTCTCGCCGCAAGGTGTTGTCGTATCTTGTGGATTATTCTATGCATAAGAGGTTTGTGTATCCGTCTCAAGAGAGAATTGCTGAAAAGACGGGGTTAGCGCGTTCTACTGTTAAGTTGGCGTTGTCTGAGCTTAAGAGTCTTGGGTTAATAGATTGGATAAAGAGGGATTATAAAGAGAACAATCTTTATTTGATTTCTCGTGATGTTTTTCAGCCGGTTATTACGAAGTTTCTCAAGTATCTCATTCCATGTTTAGCGTTCTTTTTTGTGGTGACACAACTGTACTCAAAACCGGCTACAATTCTTTCTTCAGACGCGGTTCGGCCACTACGTATTAATTCTCTTAAGGAATATAAATATAATAAGTCTAACGGTACCATCGTAGCTACGTGTGCGCGCGCGCGAGAAGACTCCGCAAGTCTCGATTTAAGAAAAATGGATAAAAATCAGACATCGTTTTCTCAAGATCTGCAGCAAATGTCTAAACAGGCCGATATCGAACAAGAACGAAGAAAAAAGATACACGGCAAGAGAATCGAACGAGCTAAAGTTGTAGATCCAAGCACAAGCAGAACTAGGTCTATGCTGCAAAGGGATATCTTACAACCAATCAGCGAGATTGTAGGAAGTCACGTCACTATATCAGGTCTTATACAACTCTCTCAGTTTGAGAAACCAATAATTAAACTCGCTCTCATGAAAATGCCAGACGATTACTACTCTTGTGGATACCACAAAGCTTATACATACCTTTATGATGAATGCTTACATTTGAGTGAGACGCATGGTTTATCTTTAAATAAAAGTAGAATGAAAGAACTCAAGAGATACTGGCACTACAAAGTGTTCCCTCAACCTACCAATGAAGCTCCTCCGAGAAGAGAAAGATTCCTCAAAGGGGAAGAGGTAAAACATAAATCCCCAGATTACAGTGGACCATTCTTCGAACGTATGCGAAAACAAGCAGAAAGACACGAAGAAGAAATGAGACAAAAAGCTGAAGCCCGTAAAATCAAAACATGCACACCCCCAGAAAATGATGAAGAGATTCAAGCATATCTTGATGCCATAAACGAAATGATCCAGAGAGGCCCATCCAATAAAAAAAAGAGAAATGAAGATGACCAGGAAAAACCCCCACAAAGAACTCGGTTCATTTAAGAAATTTTCCCCGCCGCGAACCAAACCACCACACGAAGAACATACAATCCAAGTCAAATTCTTTATGTTCTATGAATACGCACACCAAAACTACAAAGATAAAAATCCATACAAAAAAGAATTCATTGATTTTGTTGATTCAATTGATATAAACAAAGAAGATCGAGCCCAATTTATTTATGTATGCTTTCAGCTATATAAAAAACAATATACCCAGCCAATCAACCCAGGATGGCAGCAAAATAGACCAATTGAAACTAAACTCGATGCTTTTAAGGATTTGTAATGAACTGCTCAGGGAAACAATCACACCTTGTTTACATTGATTATTTTCTTTTTGAAGATAAAAAGAACAAAGCATTTCCTTTAGCTAATCCATATAAAAGGAGATACGATGAGTTTCTCAAAAACGCTAACGAAGCAACAGGACAAAACAAAGGAATCTTACACCAACAGTTTAAAGAAATGTATTACTCATACAAAAACAAAAACATACATTCTTCGAGGAAACCCAACCCCTCTACAAAGACCAAAACTAACATCATTTCCATTCCCACACGCTTACGACCCACAGAAACAGGCCAAAGCCGAATCACAGATAGATTTACGCCTTCAGCACGGATACTCTAAGCTTATAGAGGGTCCAATAACGCTAGAAGTCACATTTTTTATGCCAATCCCAGTCTCAACCCCTAGAAAGAAAAAAGAACTTCTAAGGGGACAACCACACGTCAAAAAACCAGACCTCTCAAACATGATTAAATACTTAGAAGACGTCTCTCAAGGAATCTTATTCCGAGACGACGCCATAATAGACAAAATAATAGCCAAGAAATTATATTCTGATACACCTCGCACCGAATTCACCATTATAAGGGGAGATGATGACTGTCAAGAAGAAAAATAAACATAACATAGAGCGAAAAAGCACTACGAAAAACGTCTTTGACTACTCATACGATATTGTAACATTTAGACAAAAACCAATAATGCTCGAGAAAATAGACGAACTAGCAGTTGAACTATACGACTGGGCCATGAACAACGAAGAAGCTTTAAAATTAAGTAGCTTCTTTACTAAACGAGGCATCTCCGGAGACACTCTTAAACGATGGAAGAAACGAAGCAAGAAACTAAAAATAGCCCACGACCTTGCTAAAGCTGCCATCGGAGAACGACGAGAACACGGAGCATTAGCAAGAAAATATGAGAGTAACTTTATCTACAAAACAATGCCCCTATACGATAAAGAATATAAAGCACTAGAAGAATGGCGCGCAACTCTCAACAAAAAAAACGATCAAGAAGAAAAGACGACCACGTTCAATATCAATATGCCTAACTTTAAGGAAAATGATAATGACCGATCTGGAAAAAGCGATTAATGGAAAACTTATAACCGACAAAAAAGCACTCAGCAAAATAATGTTCTTTTATGAAAAATATGTGAACTTTACACCAGCTGGAAGAAAAACAAGAATGCAACTAGGGCAAGACGTTTTTAAATTTGCAGACACATTCTTTAACAACAAAAAACTGATGCACCTTAAAGATATTTATACAAAAGTATTACTTCTTAGAAATAATCCAGAATTAAGACTAGAATATAACATTCCCTCAAAACTGTTTTGGTGGATATACCCCAAAAGTATAGAAAAGTTTTTAGAAACACTTGAAAAGCTTGATACGTTTTACGACTTAAACTCCAATCATGACGGTAAGTTTCTTGATAAAAGAGTGAGAGTCTTTGAAGAGTTTAGAGGGAAAGTGATAGCAATAATTACCTTTCTGTCACGTAGAAGCAGACCCTTATTGAACGCCGAATATAAAAAAAGAATGCACGAGAAAAGGCTTAAAGCTAAGAAAGGCAGTGTTGAGGCTGTTAGGCAGGCCAAGATCAACCTTCAATGGATAGTAACACCAAGAAAACAACAGTTTAAAAAGTGGGACCGGTAATGTTTTTTATAAAAGACATGTTTTATGTTTTTACCATACTTATGGTAGCATTAGTAGCATATAGAATTGACAGACATTTAGTTTGTTTTTTTGAATGGCTGGAAGATTTTTCTGTTTTTACAACGAGTATTCTTACAAGGTTGGATCGTATAGCCACATTAATAAGAGGTCTTTCTAATAGCTTTTGTAATGATTATGATTTTCTATCTAACAAGTTATTCAGTTCAACTATAGATGCGGCAAAGAAAGAGATTTGTGATCAAGTGTTGAAGGATTTTAAGACAAAGGATGGTCGTATTAGGAAGAATATAGCAGAGGAGCTTATTAAGTTGTCGCGAGAAAGGGTTAAGAACTCTATGAAGGATAAGAAATGATTGATTTGGGTTTGATTATTGTTCTTACTAGAATAACCTTGTTAGTCGCAATTAATGCTTCTTGCTTATATCTAATTGTTACTTATATGAATAAACGCAAATCCAAAGAGATTGTCGATCTAGAAGAGAGGTTGAGTTTACTAACAAGAAATCATGAAAGCTTGGTTGCTAAGGTTTTTGAAAACGTAGACCATCTTAATGATATAGAGACTCGTTTAAAGTTTATTAATAAAGCGGCTGCATCTTTGAGAGATAAAAATAAAGAAAAGAACAAGAAAGATAAGGAATGATAATAATTGAACTTGCATTCTTGTTGGCTATGCTTTTAGGTCCTTTTGCTATGATAATGTTTTTAGTTGTAGTTTGGGTGTATCTAGCGAAGATCAAAGACCTTTTGAGTGATATAAAAAACAAGAAATAATAATCTAACGACAAGAGATAAAAAATGATTCTTGAAGCTTTTATGTTTGGAATGCTGCTTGCTAATGGTATTGGTATTGTTGTTGTAAGAAATGCTAACAATCATAACAATAAAGTTATTGCAGCTTATAAAAAAGAGATAAAGCTTATGGATGCTGTTTTGGATGATTTGAGTAAAAGGAAGGGTGGTGAATGTGGGGGTGGTGACAATATTTAAAGCTGGTCTTTTTATAACTCTTGCGTTTTGTGGAATTGTTTTTGATAGAGTTCGCAATAAGAAATATACAAAGATTGAGATACGGGAGCGCATCGAAAAGCGTATAGAAAAGATGCGTTACGAAGTAGATAAAGTTCACGGTGAAGGGTTTTTTGATGAACTCTCATCTGGGAATATTACTCAAGCTGATTTAGATGCTCGCCGTATTACGTGGGCAACTGGAAAAGATTAACCTTTCTACAATCCTTCTTAGCTCATTTAAGTAAATATAAAATCTTTAGGGGTATTTGTGTCTAAAAAAGCAACAATTAATCTAAATACATTTGTTCCACGGGACTATCAAAAATGCATCTTTAATGCGATAGAGAAAGATGGTTACAAGCGTGTAATGGCTATCTGGCCACGGCGTTGTTTATCTGGTTCAACACGCATCACGATGGCTGATGATTCATTTAAGTATCTATGCGACATACAGGTTGGTGACAAAATATTATCTTGGGATGGTAAAAAATTTGTAACTGATATCGTAAAGAATGCGTGGAAAACAAGTAAGAAGGACACTGTAAAGATAGAAACAGTTGCTCCTAATGAAAGAGTCCAACATCCAATAATCTGTTCGTTAGATCATAAATTTGCCGTTGTAAATGTAGAAGGCGATGTTCTATGGAAGAAGGCTTCGTCTCTTGCAAAAGGTAGATATAAAGTTTTAAGACATTCAAGAAGGTTTCTCAAAGAATTAAATGCTGACAAGCTCGCTGGTGTTTGTGGAAATATAGAGCTCGGTTCCTGTTTAAAGTATGAGTTTATTGTTACTAAGAGTGAGCCAGAAGAATTGTATGATATTGAGACAGAGTGCCATCATAACTTTGTGGCAAATGGATACGTTGTACACAATTCAGGAAAAGACATCACAGCCTGGAATTTATGCATAAGAGAACTTATTCGTTCTGCAAAAACTATTTATTATGTCTTTCCAACCTTTTCTTCTGGTAGGCGTATTCTTTGGGATGCAATAGATAATGATGGATTTCGTATTATAGACTATATGCCCAAAGATCTTATAGAGTCTAAGCATGAACAGTACATGAGAATAAAACTAAAGAATGGCTCGCTATTCCAAATCATTGGTTCTGACTCATACGACACGAGCTTAATCGGAACTAATCCTCATATGGTTGTATTTAGTGAGTTTGCTCTTTCAGACCCGGAAGCTTATAAGTTTGTTCGCCCCATTTTATCTGCAAATGATGGCAAGTTGTTAATTGTGAGCACCCCAAGAGGAAAAAATTTTCTATTTGAAATGTATAATACAGCTCTACAGAACCCAGACGACTGGTTCGTTTCACATTTAACTGTAGATGACACTAAGCACATCTCTATGGATACGATCTTGAAGGAACGTGAGCTTGGAGAGATGTCTGAGGATCTGCAGCAACAAGAATATTTTTGTTCATTTCTGCAAGGTGTTGAGGGTTCGTACTACTCTAAGTATATGGACCGATTACGACTAAATGGACAAATAGGAATTGTTCCATGGGAGCCGCAGTATCTTGTGAATACAAGTTGGGACATCGGTGTTCGAGATAGTACAGCTATAGTATTCAGTCAGTGTGTAGGTCAAACAATTAGAGTTATAGACTACTATGAGAAGAATAAAGAAGGTCTTGAACATTACATCAATATGCTTAATGGAAAACCTTACACTTATGGTCGCCATGTGGGTCCTCATGATATTCGCAATCGTGAATTCTCCTCTGGCGTCACTCGCTGGGAGAAGGCGCGTCAGCTAGGCGTTACTTTCGACGTTGCCGATAAACTTTCTTTAATGGATGGCATTGAAGCGGTTCGTTCTACTCTTCCTCGAATGTGGTTTGATGAAAAGAAGTGCAAGAGTTTAATCAAGTCTATTGAAAGCTATAGACAAGAGTATGACAGTAAGAAAAAGATTTATAAGACCACTCCTCTTCATGATTCACATAGCCATGCTTGTGACAGTTTACGCTACTTAGCGATTCACCTTCCGAAGCTCCGTATTGGCATGACTCCAGATGACCTGGCTCAACTAAGACATGAGGCTCATCACGGCAAACAATCCAATCTTCCCCCATTTTTTAGGTAAGGATTATTATGCAAATTCACAATTTCAGGCAAGGATACCGTTTTGGATCTCTTGAGGTAATCAGCGAAGTTCCGATAGACGATCGGCCAAATAGAAAGAAGAGATACTTTCTATGCAAGTGTGATTGCGGAAGCATTACTGCTATAGAGATACTAAAACTTCTAAATATGAAAAGAGCTGCCTGTCTTTTATGCTCTCAGCGGGAAAAAAAAAGAAGATTTAAAAAAACATCTGAAGAGAACAGAAGAAATGGTAAGTTTCGTGGCCGCTTTGAGAGGGATCAAGAAAAGTGGATGGAAGAGAGAGCGATTTTAGATTCTTTAAAGTATAAAAAGTTTGAAGACCTTTTTTAGGTAGCGCAGATAATAAAGAAACTTGATAGCTTTGACAGTGTTCCTTTAGGTGCAAACTAAGAAATAGTTACAGCTCAAAAAGAAGTTATATTGTCCAACTACAAATTAGAAAGCTCTGCAAAAGCGTCTCTCTAAGACAAGTTCTCATAATAGAGGTCATTTTTTTAAAGGATCTACTTGGAATATGCAGAGTAAATTTGGGGTTTTGTGTTAATTTTCACGCAAATGTGTACAAATGTACCAAAGTGTGCAAAAGTTGATAATGTCTTGTGAGAGGGAGGAATCCCCAAATTTAGGGAGTTATTGAGTTGCAGCTCAATAACTCCCGTTTTTTTCTATCATTTTGTTTCCAAGATGAATCCTTAGATTTTAAACGGTTAAATTTTTCAAATGAAACTTATTGCCTCAGTCGTCCACCTTTATGGTTCTTTGCTTTAATTGAATTTACGAGGGCGTTCCCATAGGCTTTGGTTCTGGTTTCTTTTGTAGCTCAAGTTGAAAGAGTTGCTATTTAACAAGAAGGAGTTGGAATTCAGATCTCATTTTGTTTTTGAGCTGTTTTTTTCTTGGTTAAGGCAAGCCGACCACATCAAGTGGGAGAGCGTAGCAGTACTCCTATATTAATAGTCTTAATACTCTTAATATTCTTATTGGGGTTTCTGTCTTTCGAAAAGTGGCTGTCAATTGGTGTTTTGAATTTTACTCCGTAACAAAAAACCCAGGTGCTGTAACAAAAAACCCAGGTGCTGTAACAAAAAACCCAGGTGCTGTAACAAAAAACCCAGGTCTATTTTTTGGGTGTTGTGTTGTTTTTTTTGAATCTAAATAGCGTAACGCGACGCCCTAAATATCTAGTCAAAAGCGTAACGCGACGCCCTAAATATCTAGTCAAAAGCGTAACGCGACGCCCTAAATTTTTTTCTTTGTTTGATTTTGTATTTGCCGTTTGATTTTCTCCAATTTTTGATGCCGTTTTGTTCTTTGATTCTGTATGGAATGCTGAAAATGGGAAGGCTTTCAATTTGTGCCACAGTTTGTGGCACTTTTTCATAAGCCCCATAGAAAGCTTGTGTAGTATCCCCAAAAGCTTGCATTGGATTTACTCGTACCGTAACATGATAATAGTAGTAATTCTTATAACCTAAGGAGGCGGTATGAGAAAACGTAAGAAGAAGGATCTAGAGGTTAATTTGGATGAGATGATAATTGCAACATTGGGGCTTTTAGAAGATCTTCATATTGTCCATAAAAAGACTGCGTTTGAGGAATTACTTTCACACAAGATTCCAGGTGCTGATATTACCGTTGCTAAACTTGTGAACAATCTTTTCAAAATTATTAGCCCTGTGATTGATATTGCTAGAAGTAAATATCCAGCATTGTTTGTTGTGATAGAATGGGCACAAGAGATTGTATTTAAGCTATTAAAAGATTAACTCTTTTTAGTCGTTAGAGTTTTCTTAATAGCAGGGTGGTTTTTACTCTTTCCACTCTGCTATTTTTGTTGTCATACTTCTTTAAAAGTTTGATAGACTGTCATTGTCTTATGCAATAATTGAAATTACTTTGTCCCAAAAAAGGGGGAATACTATGGCGCTATTTCCAAAAAAAGGTGGAGCGTTTTTTGATCAGAAGGATGTTGATATACAAAAACGCATGGAAGACTTTTATCGTGATAGTATGTCAATAAATCAATCTTTTTGGGCTGAGGCTGATATTGATACTAGGTTTGAGGCAGGGGATCAGCAAGTCTTTTCTGAGCTTTATGGCTCCAATATTAAAGATCGATATAGAAATTTCAATTTTAATAGAATAAAACGCATCGTTAATATGGTTTCCGGTTATCAGAGAAGAAATAGGAAATCTACAATTGTTGTACCTGTAGAAAATGCTGATGAAGTTACATCTGATCAGTTTTCAAAAGTTTTATCTTGGTGTAACCAACAAGAGAATGTTCTGCATACAATTTCAGAGTCATTTCATGGTGCTATTGTTACTGGGTTGAATCTTCTTCAAGTTTGGGTTGATTATAGAAGTGACCCAGTTTCTGGAAATATAAAGGTAGACAATTGTTCGTATAATTCTTTTCTAATTGATCCATATTTCCGTAAGAAAGATTTATCTGACTGTAGAGCTCTTTGGAAGCGTTCATATTTAAGCAAACGCGACATATTGTCACTTTTGCCAGATTACAAAGAAGAACTTCTTGCTTCTGGCAATATGGGAAATAAGGATGGCAAGTTTACTTTTATGCCAGAAAACTATGATATTAGCAGGAATGATCTTTTAGCTTATGATGAATTTTACTATAAAGATTATCGCAATCAGCAAATGCTAGTCGACTCTGAGACTGGTGAAACTATGGAATGGTCTGGAGAAGAAGACACTCTTAAGGAGTATCTACGAATTTATCCTCAAGTTACAGTTGCTGATCAAGAAGTTCCAACTGTAAAGATGGCAATTGTTGTAGACGGAAAAGTTTACTACGACGGTAAAAACACTCTTGGTACAGACCGTTATCCATTTGTGCCTGTTTTTGGATATTATAATCCACAAATGTCTGATTATTCTATGCGTATTCAAGGAATAGTTAGAGGTTTGCGTGATTCTCAATATCTATATAATCGAAGAAAGGTTATTGAGTTAGATATTGCTGAGTCTAAAGCTACAACTGGTTGGATTGCCAAAGAAGATGCTCCTGTTGATGCGCGAGATTTGTTTAAGGTAGGTCAGGGTCAAACTATATTGCTCAAGCAAACTGCCCAGATGACAGATATTCAACCAATACCATCGCAAGATATACCACAGTCTTTTTTCCAATTGTCCCAGATTTTAGGACAAGAGATTCAAGAAATTTCAGGTGTAAATGAAGAGCTTCTAGGCTCCGCTACTGATGATAAGGCTGGAATTTTGTCTATGTTGAGGCAGGGGGCTGGACTAACAACTCTACAAAATTTATTTGATCAACTTGATATGTCGCAGCAGCTTCTTGGTAAGTTGATGATTGATGTTATACAGTCAAACTTTAGTCCTGGTAAGGTTAAAAGGATTATAGAAGATGAGCCAACTCCACAGTTTTATAATAAAGCATTTGGAAAATATGACGCTGCTATTGAAGAAGGGCTTAATACGACTACGCAAAGGCAGCTCCAATTTGCACAGTTATTGCACCTTAAAGAGATTGGAGTTCCAATCCCTGATGATGTCATTATTCAAGCAGCTACGATTCAGAACAAAAAAGAACTCATCGACTCGATTCAGAATTCAAATGAACAACAAGCACAAGCAGAGCAAATGCAACTCCAATCAACAATCAAAGAGCAAGAAGCAAGAACAAATCTAGCAAATGCAAGGGCTAAGGCCGATACTGGATTAGGTCTGGAGCGCGTAAGTAGAATTGAAGAAAATAGAGCTTTAGCTACAGAACGCAAAGCAGAAGCTGAAAAAGATCGTACGCAGGGCATGCTAAATATGGTAAAGACTCTTCAAGAGATTGATGATATTGATATTCAACAGATACAAAAACTATTGGCACTTGCAGAGTTGCTTCAAAACAAGACATCTCAAAACAATGTCGATATGGCCCCTACTATCAACCCTTCTATGTTGGAGGGAAGTCTTGATCAAGGGGCAACTGTGCAAGATGCTAATAGTATGTAGTTAGAGGTATTTTATTAACCTTGCGGTAATATAGCCGCAGTTTCTACTAGGAGCCGTTATGGCAAAAAAGAAGCGTTATTACGAAGACAATGGAGTTGGCATGGGGTCGTCTATGATGCCATCAGGAATGGGACAACAAGCTAATATGCCACAAAAATCGTTCAGTAAGTTTTATCCTAAAGTTGGATATATCAATACGCCTGCATATCCTGATAAGATGTCTGATATGCAGCGTCAAATGGCTAGTGATATCGTAAAAGTATCAAAGGATTCTTCTAATAAGAAATATTAAGTTGGCCTTTTTGATTTACGATAAATAAATGCACTCCGACAGGGCTAGTTTTTTTGTCCGATTTAACTAGTCCTGTCCGACTATATAGAAAGGTTTAACAGGAGAGCGAATGGATAATGATAAAAAAGAAACTGTTGGTAAATTAGCATTCGACTTAATGAGTAAACCGCAAGAAAATTCTGATCCTATTGCCCAGGGCAAAGCAATGCTTGTTGATTATGAAAAAAATTTAAATCAAGCATATGATCGCGGGAAGGCCCAATTCGGTGGGAATTTTTATATAGTGGTTATAACTAAAAAAGAACGTCTGATGCAAAACGTTATTCGTAATTATTTTTTAGTTCGTGAGTCTTGTCCAACTCCAGACTTTGATCAAACTGTTTATCGCATTGTACGCAAAGATAATAAAATTGAACTTTTATGGGTAGTTCCATGTGTAGAAGCATGCGAGCAGATTAAGCTTGATCCATTAGGTGTTCCAGAAGAAGAAATTGCATTGCGTAACAATGTTCTTTCTTTTTATGATGGAACATTAGAATCAAAATGTAGAAAATTAAACGGAGAGTTAAAAGAATCAACTGTTTCTGATAGTTTCAATCCAAAAGATTTTGAACATCACGAAAACTTAATTATTCAATCATAGATAGACGAATGAAAAGAGGGCTTGATGGAAAACATAGAAGAACAAAAAGATATAGAAATATTGGATACAGATACAGTAGAAAATGCTGCCCCACCAGTTATGGTTGAAGAAGGTCAAGAAGAAGCTGCTATAGAACAAGTTGAGCATGAAGAAAAGCCGCAACACTCAGAAGCGCAGAAATTACGTTTTGATGTTCTACGTGAAGCTAGACAAAAGGCTGAGCGTGAAAATGCTGAACTTAAAGAGCAACTTGAACGATACAAAAGACAGCAAACAGAACAATCATTTGTAAAACAACCTGAGCCTCAAACACAAGAAGAAGATTATCATGTTGCACCTGATGATCTTGTTGAAGGAAAGCATCTTTCTAAATATGATAACGAGATTAAAAAATTACGCAGTGAATTAAGCGCATATAAGCAGCAAACAACAGAAAAAGCAGTTGAATCAAGGGTTAATTCTCAATATCCTGATTTTAACTCTGTAGTTACACAAGAGAATATAGAAATGCTTCGTACTGCATATCCAGAAATAGCTTCAACTTTAAATTCTTCTAATGATTTATACAGTAAGGCAGTATCTGCTTATACAATGATTAAAAAGCTTGGAATTGTAGAAAGTCCAATTCATGAAAAAAGGCGTAATATTGCGCAAAAAAACTCTTCGAGTCCAAGGCCTATCGCAGCTATAAATGCTCAACCTGGTGGAGATTCGCCTCTATCTAAGGCTAATGCGTTCTCACAAGGAATTCTTTCTAAAGAAGAAAAAGATGCGTTGTACAGAGAAATTCTAGAGTCAAAAAGAAATAGATAATTATATTACGGACCCTCGATTATTTGATGTTACATCTTTTGGTCGGGGGGAAGCTTTCAATCTTGCCTATATTTTAATAAAAGTATTATATTAATATTGCTGAAACCGGACCTCGCAAGTCCATGCTGAAACCGGACCTCGCAAGTCCATGCTGAAACCGGACCTCGCAAGTCCATGCTGATATCGGGTCTCGCAAACCTATAAGTCGCAATGACTTATCTTAAGTTGTTAGTTTTTAAGCTTAAG